AGGAAATTAAAAATGTTTTGGAACATAGAGCAATAAATGAATTTGAAATCAGGGTAGCTGACGACGGGAAAAGGTTCATCGAAGGTTATGCCATTAAATGGGAGCAGCTTTCAGTGCCGATGGGCTATTACTCCAAGTTTCGTGAAAAGTTTCAAAGCGGAGCTTTTGACGAATATATGAATGCTGGGATGGATACCAAATTTCTGGTAGATCATGACACCGGGAAGGTCCTGGGAAGGTCGAAAAAGGGAACTCTGACCCTGGCTTCCGATGCTACGGGGCTGAAGTATAGCCTTGAAATACCTTCAACAACGCTGGGAAATGACGCTTATGAGGATGTCAGAAGCGGAAACAAAGAATACATCTCGATCGGATTCAGAAAAATATCTGAACTATGGGACGAAACAGACTCAGAAAATGTGGTCAGGACGATCATAAAGGCCAACCTTCCCGAAATTTCCTTGACTGCATGGCCCGTGTATGAACAAACGACTGCAAGCGCGAGAAGTATCGACGCGGCTTACGATGAATACAGGGCGGGGTTACAGCCGGAGCCTGTTTCAAATAGCATCATGGAGCAACGAAAAGAGTTCGACAGGATCAGGAACAAAATTTTAGAACAATAGGAGGGTAAAACGATGGCATTAGACGGAAAGAAAATTATTGAAATGAAGCAGGAGAGGGCTACTCTCGTAACCGGCATCAGGGTAATTATGACTGAGTTCGAGGGCAAGGAAATGGACGCCGAAAAACGCGGTGAAATGACCAAGATGGAAACCCGGTTTGATGAGCTTAACGGTCTGATCACCTCGGAAGAAAAACAGCTTGACCGGGAAAGAGCCATCGGTGAGCAGCGGGGGCGGGAAGAAGAAAGGGAAAAACCCTTAACGGACAAAGAAAAAGAAATTCGGGCGCTTTTTACCAGCTATTTACAGGAAGGAACTCCACAGGTAATGGCTGAATACCGCGCCTTGCAGCAGGACAACCCCACTCAGGCTGGATATCTTGTTGCGCCTGAGCAGTTTGTAAGCGAGTTAATCAAGGAAATGGCGGATGCTACCTTTATGCGCCAGAAGGCAAGGGTTCTGCCTCCGTTAAAAAATGCGCAATCCCTGGGATATCCAACTCGTACCGCGGGCATGGGCTCTTTTTCGTGGGGAACTGAGATTTCGGCACCTACGCCGGATACTAGCCTGGCTTTTGGCAAAAGAGAATTCAAACCGAATCCAGGCACGTCTGAAATCTTGATCTCAAAAACCCTTGTTCGTAACGTACCAAACGCAGATGCTCTTGTTCGATCAGAAATCGCGGAAGAAATTGGCGGCCAATATGAAATTGCATATATGACTGGGGACGGTGCAGGTAAACCCCTCGGACTGTTTGTTGCCTCAGCTGATGGTATCCCTGTTTCGCGTGATGTTTCGACTGGCAACACTGCAACCGAAATTAAATTCGACGGGCTGCTTGAAGCAAAATATAGCGTCAAGAAAAAGTTTCAAGCCAATGCAGAGTGGGTTTTCAACCGCTTGGCGATCAAGCAGCTTGCCAAACTCAAAAACGCCGATGGTCAGTACATTTGGCAGGCATCCGTTGTATTAGGTACCCCCGATCTGCTACTTGGCAGGCCTGTCAATGAATCTGAATATGCACCTAGCACATTTACCAGCGGTCTTTATGTGGGTGTTTATGGGGATCTCAAAAATTATTGGATTTGTGACAGTCTAGCAATGGAAATACAGGTACTGATGGAGCTTTACGCTCGTACAAATCAAATAGATTACATTACCCGCATTGAAACCGATGGTGCGCCGGTAATGGCTAATGCCTTTGCTAGGATTAAACTTGGCTAATAGAACCAGTACGGCGGCCACAATCTGGCCGCCTAAATAAAATACGGAGGTAATGCAAGATGATTGAATCTTTATTGAAAGCAGGAGTATTTGACAAAGTGCTTGGTAATACAGCCGCAGGAACTGCTGACACTTTGAATGGTGACATCCTTGACCTTGCAAATTATGATAGTGTTTGCTTTATTGCGGTCACAGGTGACGTAGCGGATACGGCGGTAGGCACTCTTAAAGCGTATTGTGGAGATGAGGCCGCCTTGGGGGATGGGGCCTATAAAGCCAGTACTGCAACATTTACGGCCGGGATAGCCACTGCGGACAACAAACTGGTTATCCTCGATGTAGTGAGGCCCGGCAAGCGTTATGTGAGAGCTGATTTTGTCAGGGCGACAGCAAATATACCGGTTGAAGCTATTGTGGCGATTCGGTATAACGCAAGGAATATTCCGCAAACTCAGCCGGCCGATGTCGTGGCCAGCGCAATATCAGTAAACTAATTTTTGATGGGAGGTAAACGACAATGACCATACCTGATGGATACAATACGATGCCACTCGAAAATATTATCGGCAAAAATGATACTGATAATGGCTTTGACAGCCCTGCCGTGCTTGAAAATGAAGATGGATCTGTTCTTGAACGCATGGAAGACATAAAAGGCAAAATGTCAAGGTGTGTGAGCCTGGGCCAGGCTGCAGCCAACCTAACTGGCACAGCCACAAAATTCACAGTTACCGGGGTAGTGCTTATCAAGCATCTCGGGATGCTGGTCACGACTGCAATTCCCGCCGGGGTCAATACTCTGAAATTATCATTCACGCCAACCGGCGGCGTTGCAACGGACCTGAGTGCCGCGACCGATACCGCAAGCGCCGCGGCTCAGCAGGTATTTTTGGTTAATGGCGTTAAGATCACAGCGTTAGTCAAGACCACGGATGTTGGTATTGGTGTAGCTGCAAACGAGAACATGCCAATTATCCTAGGCCCTGGCGTTATTCAAACGATTTATAGTGCTGGTCCTCCTGCTACTGGAGCGACAACTTTGTTTGTGGAGTATGAGCCGCTTGTACCTGGAGCGAAAATAACCTAAGAAGGAGAGGCTAACCCCTCTCCTTTAATCGTGCTCACAATGACATAAGTCCCGACCTAATCGCGAAAGGCCGGGGGTTTAATTGGTAAAGAAGGTGAAAAGTCATGTCGGATACGAATGTAGTAACCCTGGTCGAGGCAAAAGAACATCTCCGGGTGGATGTTGTTGACGATGATACCTACATCACCGGTTTAATCCTGGGAGCTGTGGCATACTGCGAAGAAAGGATGAAACAATGCTTTTTGACGACCACTGTCACCAAATACTTGGACCGGTTCCCCGGGTGCAACTACATCGAATTTGACAAATCCCCGCTAATTTCAGTTGTCTATGTTAAATACACTGACTACCTGGGGGTTGTGACCACCCTGCCTACAACAGAATATGTTGTTGATACCCATAGCTTCGTTGGTAAAATAGTACTGGCATACGGCAAATCATGGCCCACTACAACGCTTACGACGGTCAATGCCATCGAGATACAAACTACCGCAGGGTATGGGGCGGCCGCAGCAGTACCGCAAATGATCAAGCAGGCAATATTGCTTCTGATTGGGCACTGGTACGCGAACCGAGAGGCAGTACTGATAGGTACTATTAGTAAAAAAATCGAGATGGCGGTGGATGATTTACTGGGCTTGGCCGGGGCCCGGGTGAACGTATGATAAGAGCGGGGGAGCTTAGGCATTCGATTGTAATCCAATCCAAGACCATTACCCAGGATGAGGAGCTTAATCCGATTGAAACCTGGGCTGATTTTCTAACGTTGAGGGCAGCGGCACTGCCAAAGGATGGCCGGGAATTCTACCGGATGTCAACCGTAAACAGTGAGATAACCGAAGTATTTAAGGCTCGGTACAACAGTAGCGTAACGGCTCATATGCGTGTGAAATTCCGAAACAAGTACTTTGAGATTATTGGACCTCCAATCAATCCGGAGGAGCGCGACGTGGAGATGCTGCTAACTTGCAAGGCGGTGGTGTAGATGCCGATTGAATTGACGGGTATGAATGAATTACTTCAAAATCTACAGAAAATGGGCAAGAACGTTGATGCCATAAAACCGAAGGCTCTGAATGCAGGTGCGGAAGTCATACGGAAGGCGATGTCGGATAAAGCCCCGCGCGGGGTCAAGCGTACAAACACCTGGCAATACAAGGCCGGTAAAAAGTATGCAGTTGAGCACCTGAAGGACAATATTGTAATTTCAAAGGTGATAAACGATAGTGTTGAGATTGGCCCTGAAAGCCATTTTTTTTACGCTCCGCTTCTTGAATTTGGGACTTCGAAAATGCGGGCAGAGCCTTTTGCTGAGCCCGCCGTGATTGAAAAAAAGAGTGAGGCACTAGCAATCATGGCTGATGTGGTAAGGGAGGCGATTGAGGGTGTATAATGCAAAGCCGACCACTGCAACGGCAATATCGACTGATGCGCAGCTAATCGCCCTGGTTCCAAAAGCCAGAATGTTTGACGGTGTGGCCAGCTTTACCACGGCCCCGGTATATCCCTATATCACGTACGAGGAAATAGGCAACATTGAAGCCCTGCATGCCGACGATGACGAGATTGAAAGCGAAGTCACACTCCGGATACACATCTGGGGGACGGCAAGCCTCTCGACCATAGCCGGTCATGTTAATAGGGTCATGCAGGCCCTGGGCTTCGGCAGGAATTACGCTATGGATCAGGATGAGCAATTAGATTCCGGCCAGGTAATCAAGCATAAGGTTCTCAGTTACTCAGGAACTTTTACAGCATGAGAGCCGAGGGGCTCTTTTTTAGACTAAAACTTAAGGAGGTAGTTAAGTATGGTTAGATGTAAATTTAAGTGCGAGTCTATAACTACATTCGCAAACGGAGTTTCAGTAAAAATGCAGCCAGTTACCTCGGGAAGTGAAGAAAACAAAACTTTTTATCGGTACACTCCCGGAGGAAATCTAACATTGGAAGTGCTGAACCCAGGAGCCGCAAAACAGTTTGAACCTGGGAAAGAATATTACATCAATATCGAGGTCGCAAAGACTAATGAACAGGAGGTAAAATCGAATGCTTAAATTAGAATTACAGTTATTTGCCAATTCTCGAATTGGCGCAGAGCAATTCACGGTTGCAAAAGTACTCACCGACCCAGCTGGCGGGCCTGCAACATATGACACACCGTGGGCGCTCACAAAAAAGCTGATTAAAATCGGTGTGAAAAATGCTAGCAGCATGGACCCTCAGTATGCTGATGATCAGACCGTGGATGTTGACATCGAAGATGGAGACATCACAATTGATATCGAAGCTACCGACTTGACCGAGGATGAAAAAGCTCTTTTGTTTGGTCAAACAATGGCAGCAGGAGTAAGAACGCCGAATCCGGTTACTGATGTACGCCCGTACTGGTGCGCGATGTGGAAAAGCAAAAAGCGGAACAAGAATTATAAGTATTATAAAATTCTCAAGGTTATATTTCAGGAGCCTGATGAAGATTTCGAGACCAAAAAAGGAAAACCAGTCCCGCAGACAGATAAAATCCAGGGTACAGGCATCCAGCGATTAGCCGATGGACTAAGGAAGAGAATAGCGGACCAAGATTCTGCCACATGGGAAGCAACTACGGGTACTGGTTGGTTTACTACTGGTGATATCACTGTCGATGCAGTAGCTCCGACCGTTACTGTTGTTCCTGCGGATGCGGCTACAGCCGTGGCTGTATCAGCTAATGTAGTCTGGACATTTGACAAGGCCATTCAATCTGCATTAGTAACGGCTGCAAACTTCTTTTTGGTGAAGGCCGCCGATGGGACACTTATTGCTGGTGCATTGAGTATTGGTACAAACAATACAGTGGTTACTCTTGACCCCACGCTTGACTTGACTGCCTTAACACCGTATATTGCTGTTTGCACAGCCAACGTAAAAGACCTGTCAGGTAACGCATTAGCAACTACAAGCATTGTAAACTTTACAACTGCATAAAAATTTCAGGATCACAATCGAGGCGGGTCCGGGATCATAACCGGTCCCACTGATTTTATTTTAATAAAAGGAGATGAAATCATGCCGGATATTGACGACATGAGTTACGAAGGTGAAGAAATTAAGCTTGATAGACTTAGGCATATCAAATACACAATTAAGGGGCTCAAACTTATTGCCAAAAAATTCGGATCTGTGGTCAAAGCCTTCGACCAAATGAAAACGATGAACCAGGAATTCGACACTGAAACAATGGACAACCTGGTGCTGCTTTTACACGCCGGGCTAATACATGAGGACGCAAAACTGACAGCGGATGACGTGGAAAACCTACTGACGTTAGAAAATATGCCAATTGTGTTCCACGAAATTCTTGAAGCATTTACCGGCAGCGTGCCACAAGCGGAAGAAAACAGCGAAGGCGATCCGGGAGCGCAGCCGAAAGAAGGCAGCGAGGACGAACCGGGGGAGTCGAAATCAACTTCAACCGAATTGAGTTCAACTGCCGAGTAAAATTTGGGTTTAGTAGAGAAGAATATTTGGACATGACCCTGCGGGAGTATGCTGTTTTTAAAGAAATGGCGGAAAACGAGCAGGGACCGCAGGAAGAGCCTTTGGCATATGCGGATGATGTGCTTTAGCCCTCTTAATAGAGTGTTTTTTATAAAGGCGGGTGAGACAGTTGGCAAAACAAGAGGTAGGCAATCTAAAGGCTAAAGTTGGGCTTGATTTAGTCGAATTCAACAAAGGCGTGGCCGAACTATCCAAAAAAATGCAGATAATTGGCCAGGATTTCAAAAACGCATCTGGAGGCTTGGACAAGGTTGGGGATGCCGCCGAACTGTCAAAGTTAAAAATTACCAGACTAACTGGGCAGATTGATGCGCAGAAAAAAATTGTTGACCAGTTCCGGACTCAGCATCAAAAGGCTGTAGACTTATATGGCGAAGGGTCAGAAAAAGCCCTGGATTATGAATTAAAGTTGAAAAAGGCTGAGGGCACTCTGCAAAGCATGGAAAGGGGACTTGTCAAGACAACCGCAGAGCTGAAAAGACAGGCTTCCCAGTTCGAGGCGCTTGGGAAAAAAATGACTGAAATTTCGGCCAAGGCTAAGGACGTCGGCGAAAAAATGACAGATATGGGGCAGACATTATCTACACGAGTTACGGCCCCAATACTTGTGGCTGGACTTGCCAGCGCGAAACTAGCCAGTGATGTAGATGAGAGTATAAATAAAGTAGATGTGGCTTTTAAAAATAGTTCCGGCGAAATTAAACAATGGGCAGAAACTACGTTAGAATCGTACGGCATAGCCAGAGGCACTTCGCTGGACATGGCTGCAACATATGGTGATATGGCGACATCAATGAACATACCCACTGAGGTAGCTGCTGAAATGTCGATGAAGTTAGTCGGTCTAGCCGGGGATTTGAGTTCTTTTAAAAATATCTCTATTTCAATGTCCGACACCGCACTAAAGGCTATTTTTACTGGTGAAACCGAGAGCCTAAAAATGCTTGGTATAGTGATGACTGAGGCTAATCTACAGGCTTATGCACTGTCGAAGGGCATTAAAACCAAAGTTTCAGCTATGGATGAGGCTGAAAAAGTTATGCTCCGGTATAATTTTATTCTTGAAAAAACCGCAAACTCTCAGGGGGATTTCGAACGAACTGGCGGGGGAGCGGCTAACC